GATACTTCCGAAGTCCGAAACATAGCTTAAAACACTTCTAATCAAGGACTTACCGCTAACATCTTGAGTGAACTGATAGCTAGGATTGTCAGAAACAGTTGCACGAGTGTAATCGGTGATTTTGTTCATCACGGCTGGGCCACAGAACAGCTTAAAGTTGCTCTTAGCACCAGAAGCGGTGTAAACGGACTGAAGAAGTCCACGAAGACCGTCCTCGGTCAAGGATGCCAAGGATACACGGGAGCCACTTACTGCACGGAATCCTTCTTTTAAGGAAGTGTCAAAAGTGTTTCCTGTTGCGGTTGGGTCAGACCAAATTCCAAGTCCGCACATTTTAGCGGCGGCTGAACCTGTACCAGCAGATTGATCGTTACCCGATCCAATAGCACTTTCGATACTTCTTTTTAACTGAATGAGACTTTTGGCTTTGCTGGAATTGAAGAGTGATCCACCAGGAGCCACCTCGACCATTTCCGACTGGCGCGATACTGCAAAATAATCGCGGAGGGTTTGTACACGGTTTTGGAGCCTTGCCCTTGTGTCGATCAAGTTTTGAGCAGTTGTAAGATCAAGGTCATTTCCGTCAATTACGCCTGAAAGATCAGGATCGGCGAGGGAATCGACTAACCACTCATTAAGAGTCGCTTTAGGAGCGGCGGATTGTGGGAGGAAACTGAAAAGCGGAGTCTCTGTAGGCTCCACAGTTTTCAGAAGTGATTCTAAGTTTTCTCTAGCGCCTTGAACGCTAGTTACTGAGTAGGATGTTGCTAATGCCATTTTGGTATAAGATTTTGAATTTTAATAATAAAGTTTAGTCGCTAAGAAAGGCGGCTAGATCGGTTACCGAGAGATTGCCTTGGCGCTTGATTTGTTCTTTCTGTTTCTGTTTCCGAGTATTGGCATTTTCCACCGGTGGTGAGGCATTGCCTCCATCTGTAGGTGGTGGACTCTTGGGCTTGATCGCTTTCTTTTTAGGTGCGGTCTTGGCCTTTTGGTCAGACTTGATTGCTTCAATCCCTCGAACGAGAGTTGCGGCTATAAAGTCTCCATTGGGAAGGTTTTCCAGGACATGGCCGTATTGGCTTTTAAGTCCTCCGAATAATTCTTTCCGAGCTTCTGCTGATTCATCGTCCTGATTTAACCAGGGATGCGTAGCAATTGTATCCTGTTGCCATTGTGATTTTTCCTGTAAGTAGTTCTGCCTGGCCGGAATCTTTTCGGTAAGGTACTCGTCTGCCTGGGTAAGGATATTTCGGATGTCATCATCGCTATACTCCTTGCCGTCAACTTCGACATAGTCTTTTCCGATATTCTGTAGGGCGAACTTCTTGGCGGCTTGGGCTTCCTTTTGTAACTTTTTTAAGTCTTCAAAGTTCTGAACATTTTCCAGTTCAGGTTGGCCGGTTGCTTGCTCAGTAGGTTGGCGATTGGACTTGAGTGATTCGATCTCAGCTTTAAGTGCATTTGCATTTTCTTCGGCTGACTTAGCTCGGGCAGTTAGTTTATTAACTTGCTTGAGTAGTTTGCCGACAGCTTTGGGAGGTTCCTCTTCAGACTCCTCCTCTTCCTCGATCTCTTCATCCTCTTGCTCGGTTTCTTCTTCGGTATCTTCTTCCTCTTCGGAAATAGACTGGGAAAGAACATCTTCTTCTTCCGATGCTTCTGCTTGCTTGGAACTCTCGGGAGTTTCCACGCTTGCCTCATCGTCAGATGCCTTCTGATCACTTTCTACCTGGTCGACAAAGGATGCCGCCAAATCTTCCATGCTCATTGGGCTTTGCGCTTGATTGTCTTCTGCTCCCGTGGATTCAGCCGGAGCCTCGCTAATAACTGTTTCTGCCATAATTTCTCTGCGTTTGAAGAGTTCGCACTCTCTTGTATTGATCTGCGGAGTAAATACACCCCGCCAATGACAATTATATCAGAAAAAAATTAGGATTATTCAGGAAATTTTAAATGCGTTCCAGTTGTCCTGAAACTTTTCATATTTGGCTTTTGATTTAGTATTGTGAGGGTACAAACTTATGCGAATTGCGTTGTCTAAATCCATACATGGAATGATGTACCATGCATTGATTGGTTCGATATAAGCCGCTAAGGTATCGACCTTTGTACAGTCTATTGTCTCTTTTACCTTTTTACCCGAGGCCGAGGTTATCATGTAACGACCCATGCCTTTACCCCTTGTGTCATGCACCAAACTGCCTGTGCCTTTTATCTGTACCCGAAAGGTTCGACCCGCCGAGTTCATAACAATACAATCCTGTGGCAAATAGTCGCCAATGGGCGTGAAAACTTCTAAGCCATTCTTTAGAGCATCTAAGAAAAACTGTTGCTCGTATATGCTACCCGCCCTCTTCATCTTCGCTCTCGAAAATAAAGATATCATCATCAAGCCATTCGTTCAGATCGTTCATGGCAATCTTTGCCATTTCCATGTCATCGATGTCCGACTCTTCGATCCATCGATTCAATAATGCACGATGTTCGTTTTTAAACTGCTGATGTGGGGTCTCTGTCATCTTCCTCATTTTCAATACAACTTATTAGCCTACTTAACCCGGCAATCTCACCCGACAGACGGGCAAGTTTTTGCGGGTTGTCCACATGGTTATAATCCTGGAAATCAATGAGACAGGAGTCCCTCTGTTCCTTGATGAATTTCTTGACGAATTTCCATTCTGTTTGGTCGTTTAAACCAGCAATAGCATCTGATAAATTCATTACATTGAACTAGCTGGTACATTACCAGGCGCGGTCCCTAGCTGACCGATTAGAGCGTTCCTTTGTTGGGCTTGCTGTTGCTCGAGCTGACCAGCATATGTCTGTAGCCTCTTCGCGAAGTTCTCGTCCTCCTGCATCCTTTGTTGGATGTCTGTGGCTGGAATTTCTTGAGTTCCTGCCAGGTATTGTTGCATGAATTGTAAACGAAGTTGGGAATTTGCACCCTGTGGAGCATTGACCACCTGACCACTAAATATTTTTGCGAGATCCGCAGATGTTTCCTTGATCTCCTTGTCGGTTGCCTCTTCAGCAGGTGCAATTAATTGACCGGCAAGGTTTGGATCGATTGCTTCGATTACTTTACGAAGATATACATCGTATCGAGCTTGGCCTTGGCGATCATACTGAGACATTAACTTACCAACTGTGTCCAACTTCTGAAGAACCTTTTCCTCATCCTGGTTCATGCTGTTCCAACTGATATTAAAATCATACAACTCGGCAGTTTCATCCAAGATAAGCTGTGCGCCTTGCTCGTTATTCGTTACCCGAAACCAAACCATTGGTCCCGAATAAGTACGATCCAAGCACCATACACGCTTTAAAACTTCCTTCCAGCCACTCAGCCAACAATTAACCAGGTGCTGTTTTATGGCATTTGCTTCCACCGCATCTTCAGGACCAGTCGCCCGACCGGTTATCTTGTTACAAAGTTGGCGGACTTCCATCTCCACCTGGGTCGATGCTGGTGAATACTTTGGAGTATCCATCCATCCGACTTCATCCCTACGGCGGACAGGAATCTGTGCGCCTGGGCCAATTCGTTCAGGCCTGCGGCCCAAGCTGTAAAGAAATGGAGGCATTGTAGTCATGCTTGCGGCATCACGCCGGGCATCCATCTCGGTCTTGGCCGAAATCTGATAACTCTTCAACAACTCAGGGTATCCCCGAGAGTCCAACAACCGATGGTTTAAATGCTCTCGCGTGATACATACGAATGGATACCGTCCCTCATCATACCCGACAGGTTCATGGAAGCCTGCATCTTCCATTTCGTCCGTCCAACAGGTCTTAATGACGATCGGGCAATCATCCTCATCTAGTTCCTTGCGATAAGTGGTAACTACTCGGATTAAACCCTCATAACTCTGAGTAGAATAATCATTTCCATAGTTAACATTACTATAAGATTCCTCCTCGAAAAAGTCTTTTGCCTTTTCGATAGCTCCATCTATCCACTTGGCATCCCATCCCTCATTTACCTTCTGCTTTAAGGCTTCAGGAGTATAATAATGAATACAATGGATGGAACGGGCGGACTCTAAATCGATAGTATTACTATCCACGATTAATTCACGCCCAAGCTCATACGCTTTTACTGCCGGACGATTAACCACCATCTTTTCGGTAGGTATTTCTGTCTCTCCCGTCTTACGAAGTTCGTTAAGCATCTTCTTAACCCGTCTCTTCTTCAACTTAGGGAACATCGGATAGAACATTTCCTCGACCCCCTCCTTCATCTCGGGGTCTTGAATAGCCATTGCCAGTTCGGGCGATTGCTGGGCAATTTCTTCCAAACTTAATGGTTCAAACTTACGAGTCTTTTCCTGTTTCCAGTAAGTACCAAAGAAAGTCAGTCCATTCTGTAATAAATAATTAGCTCCGATGGCTGACTCCCTCATCAGTTCATCCATCGTACCCATTCGCCATTTCAAAAATTCACTTACCAACTTGGCAGATGCTATGTCTCCGCTCTCCACAGGCGCGGCCACCAGGTTTGCCTGTGTGAGGGCCTGCGTGAGAGTCGCGACATCCCCATCGATCAATGGGTTTATAACATTGGGGTCCAAGTCGGATGCCCCAGGGAAGGGAAAGGCATCAGGTCCACTCTTCTTGCCATCTCCTGTCTTGCCTGCCCATTCGTTAAATCGAACCTCCCGAGCATCCTCTGCCTTGTCCATCCATGACGATAGATTTGCTTTTGCCCGTTCAAATTCATGCTTTAATTCATCAACATCGGGCTTTTCTTCGTATAATTGTACTTCGTTTTCCATTTTTCTAAACTTTCTAGTTTAACATTTTATTTCTTAATTTATCCAAGGCCTGTTGCTCGATTCGTTGGAGCGATGTAAACCCTATCCCCACAAATTCCGAAATCTCCTGTAGAGTTAATGGTTCAGGCTCCTCACCGCTGGCTAAAGATTCAATCCCCCGCTCGATAACCATCTCCCGAAGCATCATATCGAGCCTCCGATCCTTATCTTCCAAAGTCTCACACCAATCGGTACAATTCTTCATTGCCTTCCACCTTCTTGACTAAAACCATGCTTTTTGGCCGGTGGTTATCCTGTGGCCTCTTCACGCAAACACCAATGCCTTCACGATCCTTAAAGTATATACGCATTAATCGAGGATTGGGGACTGGTCCAAGCACCCTAGCCTCCTCGTATTTAGGTAATTCAGGTATAACCTCTTCCTCCTTGGGCTGTGGGGGAGGCTCAGAGGGCTTCATTTCCTCCTTGTATACCTTTTGTACTGTTGCCCGACTGAAGCCCACCAGCTTCGCTACTTCAGGCCATGTATTCCCAGTCTCCCGAAGCCTAATAATTTCCTTACGATGCCGAGGCATCACCTTTTTAGATTTCATAATTTAATAACTCCCCCCGCCTGTTGCTAAAAAACTGTCCTCATCATGGTACTCGAAATTCCCGATGGAAAAATACCTGGCACAGTCCACAAAATCTTTAGGGGCAGACTTTAAATCCCCAGGTATATATGCCTGCATACAGCTAATTAAATTCTGACATTCATCCGAGAACATCAATCTAGGCTTGTTATCCAAATCCATTGGCCTGTCCCGATCCCATGCCAGTAAATTGTTGATTGCCTGTAAGCCCGTCTCGATATCCAAAGCCTCAGCAGGTTCAACTATGATATCTTCATCCGATAAATCATCTATGATATTAGAACTTCCTTCCGACTTCTGATAACTTGCCGCTCCTAACCGAGGGTCGATGATTCGTACAACCTCATTATCCCCACAAATCTTTTCCATCCTCCTAATCTCATCCGCATAATCCTTCAGTCCATACCCATTCGGTTGGGCGGCCTCGCCGGCAGACAGCTTGTCCTTAGTCAGGTCAATCCATCCACCCCATGTGTCAAAATCAGGAAACTCCTTAACCGCCCAGGCGACTCCATGCGGATCGATTGCAAATAATACCATCGTCCAAGGCTTTGCTCCAGCAGGGTCAATGCTCAGAACGAAGTTTGCATCCTCAAAGTCAGGTAACTTTTCTGCCTGTACGAAATTCTTGTCCGTAAGATTAGGAAATATTGCCCGACTTTGACGAACAGGCACTCCATAAGCACGACAAAGAATAGTTTCCCTCTTTTCCCCCTCTAGTTGGTTCTTCATTGCTTCCCATCCGCCAAAGGGGTTGGCCGCTGTATGGAAATACACCACAGAACTGGCTTTGCGGATGGGCTGTTGGACGAGGGGGACCTCTTCGCCGTCTAGGAGGTCAGCCTTTGCCGATTCGACTGTTCTCGCTCCTGTGAGCATCGATTTGACTACCGAGTTCCAGCCGTCTACGGCGGTGAAGGAAATTATGCCCTTAGAGTTTCTTGTGACTGTCCGAAAACGAAGTGTATTTACCCAAGACATGGGTACGAGTTCATCTGCCCAGTAGCCGATGTTATGTGTTCCATTAACAGGGTCTTGAGGTGAACCGATTTCTCCACCTTCGATAGTGGTTATATCCTGTTGCCAAAACCTAAAGATGCATTGGCTTCCATTGTTTAGCGTAAACTTAGATGCTGTGAAGCCATTACGAAGTGAATACATGACATATCCAACCTTACCCCTACCAAGGCTTTTCAGTTCTTTTGGAAGAGCGTTATATATAAGAGCCTGCTGAAATTGGATCGAATTTGCCGAGGTTTCTGTTAAGCACCAAATAATCGTACCTGGGTTCTCAACGAGGGACTGGACTACACGCTTGGCCGCCCAAAAACTCTTTCCAGCTCTATTACCCCCCATAACGAGGATTTCCGAATGTGTCCTTAATTCTTTATCTGCTCGCTTCCAGGTATCCAATTCAAAGCCATGCCGATATGGATCATCCTTTTCCTGTGCTATCGCTTCCTCCCGCTTCTCCCAATATGCGAGGATCTTCTCAGGAGTCATCCTCAGCATCTCTGCCTTACTGAGAGGCGGGATGGCGGGATGCGGTGACCAGTTGAGAGGCATGGGCTAATGATAACAGATTATCGATAGTAGGTCACCTCGGGTGGGGCAATTTGTCAGAATTTTTTTATGAGCCTCTATCGGTCGGCGGTGATCGGGGGGCAGGTTTTCAGACCCCCCTCCCCCCCCATCTGAGCCTAAAATTTTATGTGATTTAGGGCAGAGCGTTCAATTTATTATATTTGTGCATCATTTTATGCTATGGCAGACATTAATTGGTGCGTGATATAAT